GTAAAAAGGGGGGCGGTGTAGGCGGCTACTGACGAGCAACGAACAGGAGGACGTAAGGACTTGGTGCACGCCCCTGCAAGGTCTTCGCTGCGCACGGGGCGCACAATCATTTGGCCCGACCTTGCGAAGATTTTCGCCCGGCGAGCGAAGCTTTTATACGCCCCGTTCCCCTGTTACGCAGCCGCAGCGAGGCGGTTCGGCTTGGCAGCGGCGCGAGGCGTTTCAATCACGCCATTCCGAAATGGGACTTGTGCGCCGCGCCGGGGTGTGTTTTGCTGGGGTCGGCGGCGCGCCGCGCCGCGTAACAGGAGCATAAGTCATGAAGGTAGAGATTCAGTCGCCGTTCGAATACGCCGTTTCGGTCCCCGTTTACACCGCCCGCGCGCACTTCCACGGCGCGACGGAAGTCTGGGCAGCTTACGAGCGCGGCCAGATAAGCCAGAAGCGCCGCGAAGAGTTGCTTTCGGTCCTGCGCGGGCGTTTGGCCCGCGAGGTCTTCCTCCCGGCGTAAGTCGCCGCGCCCCGGCTGGGCTTCCGCCTGGCCGGGGTTTTTCGTATCTTTCACGATTGAAAAGCTTCAATCGCCCCGCCAAGCGTTTCGCCTGTTCGCGGGCATAGTTGGACTCCGGTCCCTTCGGTATGGGACGAAACCCGGAATCGTTTCTGTTGTGGGGGGAGGAGTGGGGGGCGGTTGCCCGCCCCCCGTCGTCCTTAGTGCGTGTGCTTCGCGATCCAGTCGGCGGGAGCCTCGAGTTCCGCTCCCTCGACCGTCTTCAGGTGCCCGTTCGCGGCCACCACCTTCTGGAGGGCCAATCGCCCCGTCATCCGGAGGCGTCCTTCCCAGCCCTTGCTCCGGTTGTTCCACCGCGTGTGGTCGACCCCGTTGGCTTCCAGCGTCCGGAGGAACCGGCCGATGTCGATCTTCGAGCCGTCGAGGCACTCGCTCGCGAGTTCCTGAGCGAGCCAGTCCCAGCAAGAGCGCTGGGCGACTTTCCCGAGCCCCGCGCCAGCGGCGCGAGCCGCGTAGCGCTTCTTGTACGCGGTCCGGACGACGGACCCCTTCTTCTCGTTGTCCGCCGCGACTTCCGCATCGATCGGGAGATCGGCGAGAGTCGGGAGTTCCACGACGAGCACGGGCTCGACGGGGGCTTGGGCCTGCTTGCGATTCTTCGACATTTGTCGCTCCTGTGGCGAGCGGGACGCCGGGCCGGGGCCTCGGCGGCGGGGGTGGGCTCGCCGCCACCATCGCCCGAGCATCGTACCACGGCGAGCAAGCGCGCACAATCAACTCGGAGTTGTGCGACATGCGACACGGTGTCGCACACGCGCGAGTTGCGACGCGGCGAGCGCGCAACTCCCCCCAACCCGCCACAACCGAAGGTTGTGGCGGGCGGGACCCGTCTCGGAGCTTGACGTATTGGTGCGCGCGTATTAATGCTCGAAAAACGGCTCTTCCGGCGTGCGCTGAACATAGTTCGCCTACTTGACACCTATACCCGCGTGTGCTAAAATTCGTCCCAACGAATTTTAGTTCAACCGTCCACATTTGGATTACGGGGAGCAACCATGGCTGGCCAATTCGATGATCTTGTTGGAGAACTTACCCCCGGCCAAACAGGCTGGCTCCCTTTGGATGAAGCGGGAATGCCGAACGGTCCCGCTACGGTAGAACCGCCCCCCGGACCGAATGCACGAGCCTGTTCCGTGATGGCAAATCCGAATGATCCGCTCCCCGCTGATCAAAGCATGTTGCTTACTACCTCGGGCGCGGAACTAGCCCCGCCCTTGATGAGCAACGTGGACAGACGGTTTGGGGATTCGCCCGAAGCCCCGAAAGTGCCCGTCATCACATCCTTGGCTCCCGCAACCGGTCCTGCTGCCGTTGATTTGGCTTTGGTGATCACCGGCACGGATCTCACCGGAGCGACGGCGGTTACTGTAGGTGGAACCCCCGCCACACTTGGCACCGTGAGCGGAACCGCAGTAGAAGCGACAGTCCTCGCGGCCCAGATGGCATCCGGGACCCTGCAAGTTTCGGTTACGACGCCGAATGGTACGTCCAATGAACTTCCCCTGGAGGTGACAGGGGTTGTACGCGAAGGCTCACACAGGAGCGATACACCAAGGAGGAAGTAGAATGGCAGACGCGAAAGTCGAACAGAAGACGCAGGCCGGGATGGCGACGACATATTCCGGTGGGCAGGGCCCGGTCGAGCCGTTCGACCCGAAAGAATACGCACTTACCCGCGACGAGATCAAGGGTATGGTCGGGGATTTGGCTCCCGGCGAATTGGCCCACCTCAAATTGGATGAGAAGGGCAAGCCGACCGGAAAGGTGTTCCGCGAGATCCCGCAGAAGGATGACATTACGGCACCGGTATTGGCACCAGCGCAAGTCATCCCGGATGAGCTGGTTACGCCGTCCGGAGCCCCGATCACGAAGCATATGAACCCCGAGCCGAAGATGTGGGACGACGGCATGCTCGCCCGCAACCCGCCTCCGGATGGTGGGAAGCCCGGTCAGATGCCGAAGGGTCCAATTGGCGGCGGCGTGGTGAATACGCCAGTCAACAGGTGATTTTTGGAAGACAGAATTCCCGGCGACTTGGTGGCACTTCCCACCATGCCTTACAACGAGCGTCCAGCGGAACTTCCACTGGACGTTGAAGAATGTCGGACCGCTATTTGGATGGCGTCCGGAAATATCTCTGAGGCGGCGAAGCTCCTTAAAACGACCTCCATTCGGTTAAGAACCTTCGTCAAGAAGAGCCCCTACCTGTCGGCGGAGTTGCAAGAATCTGCCGACAGGCTGGTGGACATAGCGGAAAGCAATGTCTATGACGCCCTCACAGACGAGCTTGATCCTTCGCGCCGTGATACAATGTCTCGATTCGTGCTCACAAATATTGGCAAGAACCGAGGGTGGGGAACAGCAGGTGGAAATGCTGTCAACATTAAGAATTCAGCTGGAGGAACTATTGTCGTCCAATGGGCAGACGGTACCCAGCTTGGGGCCAATGCCGACGATAATATTATCGAGGGAGAAGTACTCAAAGACACAGGGTGAATCCAATGGCAGCAATGGCAATTAGCATTCTGTGGTTCCTGATAGGAATCATAATTTTGGCCGGTGTCGTTTGGCTATTTATTTGGGTTATTGAGAGCTTTGTGCAACCCATCCCGGAAAAGATAAAGCAGGGTATTTGGGTTATAGTACTTATCCTAGCGATTATAGCACTCATTACCGTCTTGGCAGGTGGCGGGGGAAATCCCTTTCACTGGCCGAAGTAACATCGAACCGATGCCGCCGCTTGATACGACGCAACCAAGGATTTGTAAAGGATGCTAGCGCAAGCAGAACAAGCGGTAACGCCAATAACGATACCCTATGTTCCGCGTGAGCACTTCCGCAGCCTACACGCAACAACCAAGCGGTGGGGATTCGTTGTAGCGCACCGACGCGCGGGGAAAACAGTTGCCTTGTGTAACCAAGTCATACGAAAAGCTCTTGAAAACAAACGGAGTTTCCCTCCCCCGCGATACGCCTATATTGGCCCTAGCTTCGCGCAAGCGAAGGATCTCGTCTGGGGATATTACAAATACTACACGGGTGTCCTCCCACAAGTAAAGGTGATGGAAGGCGATCTTCAAATCACCCTACCGAATGGAGCAATGATCAACTTGTATGGTGGTAGCGCGGCTTACGAGAGAATGAGGGGCCTGTATTTCGATGGAGTGGTGGCTGACGAATATCCAATGCTTAATCCAAGTATGCTTGGCACCGTTATACGCCCTTGTTTGGCTGATTATCAAGGTTGGGCAGTAATAAGTGGTACCAGCAACGGCGATGACCACTTCCACGACCTGAAAAAGCGGGCCGAGAAGGAAGGAGACAAGTGGGATATATATTCTATCCCGGTTGACCAGACCGATGCGCTTCCCGAAGATGAAGTCGCGGAGATGCGCAAGGACATGACGGCGGACGAGTTCGCCCGCGAAATGATGTGCAGCTTCGACGCGCCCATCGAAGGTAGTTATTATGGAGATGTGGTTAACGAAATCCAGCTCGCCGGACAAATTACCGGTGTCCCCTATGATCCAAATTCGCTGGTGTGGACATCTTGGGATCTGGGCATTGATGACGAGACTGTCATTTGGTTCATGCAGCGTTGCGGAAGAGAACTACACGTTATTGATTATTTTCAAGGGTCCGGCAAAGGCCTCGATTACTACGTGGCGCAAATTAAGTCGAAGCCGTACGCATACGGCTGTCATGTTCTCCCGCATGACATCAAGGCGCGGGAATTGGGCACTGGTGTCTCGCGCAAGGAAGTGCTCGATGGCATGTTGCCAAATACGTTCGTCTGTCCGCAGCACAAGGTGGAAGATGGAATTTCCGCTACAAGGGCTGCGATAAGGACGATGTGGATCGACGCCGTGCGTTGCGAGCCGGGAATTATGGCGCTGCGGAACTACCACAAAACCGCGACGGGAAAGCCCCTCCACAATTGGGCTTCCCATCCCGCGGATGCAATTCGGGTGGGTTGTGTTGCTCTCAACATGATTCAACCAATGGTTGGCGGATCGAACGTAGTCGGAATTGGTGAAGGCGCACTTCGGCGCAACCTCAAGCGGATGGCTAGTGGGCCGAGGAGACTTCGATGAACTATAATAAACCCCCCGGAGGCGGTAAGGCCCTTGATCGGTTATTCGATAACGGCGTCGTGGGCCAGCTTGGAGCGCTCGAAGGGTCCGGGACGAATTACGGCGATGGCGACGATGATAACATATATGCCGCGTCGGTGCGGGATCTCATCGAGGATGCCGTTAGCTTCGAAGAGTCAGTCCTTGGACCCGCCCGCGACGATAATCTGAGGTTCTTCTATGGCGAAATACCAGAACCAGAAGGCGAAGGAAAGTCCACGGCGGTATCCACCGATTTTCGAGATACTGTTATGGCTATCTTGCCTAGCCTTATGCGAATATTTACTTCAACTGAGAATGTCGTAAATTGCTCGCCGAACTACAAGGGTCAAGAAGAAATGGCCCGGCAATGCACAGACTATCTCAACCATATTCTTTGGGAGGATAATCCCGGCTTCCTAATCATCCACGATATCGTGAAGGATGCCCTGCGATGCAAGACGGGCGTCGTGCGTTGGTGGCCCGAAAACGATGAGGAAGTGACGGAGCAGGAATACCACAACGTAACTCAAGAGCAACTCCAATACCTAATCAGTGAGAACCCGACCGTCGAGATGGTCAGCAGCGAACCTGATCCGCAAAATCCGCAGGTTCTGGCCAGCCTCAGAATTCGCTTTACGAAGTCCAAGCCCATGACGAAGATCATGTCGGTGCCGCTCGATGAGTTCCGAGTGTCCCGGAAGGCCAAGGACGTCGAGTGTGCCCCTCTGATTGGTCACGATCAAGTTGTGAACGCATCGGAACTAGTCAAGCAGGGTTACGACCTGGAAGAAATCCGTGATTATATGAACCAATCGTCGGATAATTATTCCACCGACCGGCTGTTCCGAAATCAGGGGCTGGATCAGGGGGACTTGTCCGATGCATGGGATGTTCGCTACGGCTGCTACTTTGTTCGAATTGATAAAGACGGCGACGGAATTGCCGAACTTCGGGAAATTCACACTATCGGCGATGATCATCACATACTCTATGATGAGGTTGTTCAATACGCGAACTTTGCTGTTTGGTGCCCTGATCCTGAGCCTCATACTCTTGTGGGAGATTCCCCGGCGGATCTAGTAAAAGACATCCAAGTCATCAAGACGAATATGCTTCGGGGGTCCTTGGATTCGCTGGCGCAGTCTATTTGGCCTCGGACGGTATTCAACCAGACCGTGACCAACACCGACGACGTTCTGAACGATGAGATAGGCGCTCCCATTCGCACCACGGGTTCACCGCAAGATTCGGTGATGTCAATAAGCCACGCCTTCGTCGGTCAGCCTGTTTTCCAGATGTTCGGGGTGATGGAACAACTCCGGCAAGCCCGCACCGGTATCTCCGACGCATCGAAGGGAGTCGATCCTCGTGCGCTGCAGAGCACGAACGTAACCGGTATTGATGCGATCGTACAAGGGGCACAGGAACGGATCGAACTGTGCGCCCGTATTTTGGCCGAAACCGGAATGAAGCAATTGTTCCGGGGACTGCTGCGGGAGATCGTTAACAGCCCCAATCAAGTCCGTACGCTTCAGCTTCGCGGCAAGTGGGTGGACGTCAACCCGTCGACGTTCGATCCCACCATGCGCATAAGCGTCAATCCAACCCTCGGGAAGGGTTCCGATATGACGCGGCTAATGGTCCTTCAAGAGGTGAAGGCAACGCAAACCCAGATCATGACGCAATTCGGTGTGGAGAATCCGCTGTGTGGTGTGCAAGAATTCCGAAATACACTTGTGGATATTCTCGCTATAGCGAATGTCAAGAATGTCGGGCGCTACTACAGAGAGATCGACGAGGCGACCATTCAAAAGATTGCCTCTACCCCGAAAGAGCCGGATGCGGCGACACTGTTGGCGAAGTCCCAGATGGAGAAGAACCGTGTCACAATGGCGACGGAGATATCCAAGTCGAACTTCCAGGATCGCAAGCTCCGGATCGACGACGACTTCCGCCGCGACCAGATGATCGTCAAAGGGCTTCTCGACGCCGCCAAGATCGAAGCACAATTCATGGTCGACGTCAACGAAGCCGAATTCGAGGGTGAAAACACTCCGCAGGAAGTGCCGCAACCTGCTCCTGCTCCAATTCCAGTGCCGCCGATAGGACAGTCCAATGGACAACAAGATGCCGGAGACCAAGGCCCCGCCCCGCCTCAGCAACCATGATGTAGAGGAGAAGGCGGCGCAGGCGGAATCGTTGTTGGCCAGCGAAGTGTTCCTTTCTGCGATGAACGGCGTATATTCCAGGGCGGTTGGAACACTATTAGAGGCGGACATGGGTAGCTTGACAGCCACCGGGGCGCATGCTACCATGAAGGCAGTCATTGAAATTAGAAGTCAGTTGGAACAGTACATCAACGACAGCAAGATGCGTCAGAAATACAATAAAGGGGATACGTAATGGCGGATGGACCTCAAGCATCCAATGAGATGCCCATTGAATCCCTGTTTCCCAACGTAACTTCTGGGAACGAGGTTGACGAAGAATCCCCCGCAAAGGGCGGCGGTGACGAAGACCCGGAGGAGAAAGTCTATGCAAAAGATACGAAGCCCGAAGCCGGTCCAAGGGATCCTCGCGAAGAAGATGGATCAGATAGCGACGGCGACGATGACGAGGGGGACGCTGGAGAAGATGAGTCCGACGACGGGGATGACGATTCTGGAGAAGAAGGGGCCGAGGATGAAGAAGAAGCTGCAATTCTCGCCCGGAAAGTTGAAGTTACAGTCGACGGGAAGCCTGTAGAAGTTTCCGTCAAGGAAGCTCTCGACGGCTATATCCGAACCGAGACCTTCCATCAGCGAATGAATCAGCTGGACGAGGCGAAAAAGATAGTTCGCCGCGCCGCTGCCGATGCCGTGCAGAATTATGAGTACTCGATGAACATGGCGCGTCAGATGCAGGCGCACATGGAAACGATGATTCCCAAAGAGCCAAATTGGGATGAGGAATTTCAGAAGGACCCGGCTCGCGCTCGGGAACTTCAACGGTACTACGAGAAGGCCAACGCATTTCGGGCGCAGATGAACGCCCAGATGCAAGAAGTAGTGCAGAAGCAGACGGAATCGAGTCAAGTTCAGTTGGCGGCATTCGCTGAGGAAGAAGCCGCTAGGTTCGAAGCTGCGAACCGTAAGAATTGGAGCGACCCCAAGAAGAAAGCTAAGGACTTGCAGTCGATGCGCAAGACCGGGCTGGCTTCCGGGTTCTCCGAAGAAGAATTGTCGCAAGTGTACGACAGCAGGATGCTTCAGGTTCTCCTGAAAGCGTCGAAGTACGATCGAATGATGGCTGCCAAGCCCAAGCCAGTCGTTCAACAGCCGCAAGGCAAGCCGATTGCTCCGGGAGCGGGAAGCGCAAAACAGCGCACGGCTCAGAAGGGTGTATCTTCGGCAATGAAGAGGCTCAACCGCACCGGTCGCATGGATGATGCCGCCGTTGTGTTCGATCAACTCATTGCAAGAGGTAACTAGACATGCCCGTAACTACAGGTGCATTCACCACCTACGGAGCGAAAGGCAATCGCGAAGACCTTTCGAACTCCATCTACAATATCGACCCCTTCGACACTCCCATCATGTCGATGGCTCGCCGACGGAATGCCAAGAACCGTACGTTCGACTGGCAGACCGAAAACCTCCCGGTCGTTGACCCCAACAACGCCCAACTCGAAGGCTTCGTGAACGTCAACGGCAACTCGACCCCCACGGTTCGTTTGACCAACGTTACGCAGATCTCGAAGCGTGACGCAACCGTCTCCGGATCGCAGGAAGCCGCCGATGCCGCTGGCAAAGGGTCAGAGCTTGGCCACCAGATGGCGATGGCTTCCAAAGTCCTCAAGTCGGACATGGAAACTATATTATCGTCTCGGCAGGAGCGAGTTGACGGCGATGCTACCGCCGTTGCCCGCAAGACCGAAGCTATCGCCCATTGGCTCGGTCGCGCTTTGGATAAGCTCGGCGCGGCTGCCGGTTCGGTTATTGGTGTTGTTGCTGGCCTTCCTACTACGGCTACTACTGCTTTCCCTGCTGTTGCAGGTGCTTCGCAGCTTGCGTTCACGGAAGTGATGGTCGGCGATGCCATGCAGAAGGCGTACACCAATGGTGCTTCGCCGGATAATATGGTCGTTCCCCCGGCGATCAAGCGCACCGTCTCCACCTTCGATGGTCGCAATGGTTCGCAGATCCTCGTCGGCAAGACGGAAGTCACCGCGACGGTGGACATTATTGCCACCGATTTCGGTCGCGTTAAGGTTCTTCCTTCCCGGTGGGTTCCTTCGGATGTGGCTTATATCCTCGACGCGGATTATCTTGCTGTTGCGTTCTACCGCAACTTCAAGACTGAGCCGCTCGCGAAGATGGGCGATGCCGAAACCCGCATGATTCTTGCGGAGTGGGGTGTCGAAATGCGCAACCCGCTCGGACACATTCTCTTCAACGGTGTCAAGCAGGGCGCAGTTATTACCACGCTCGTCAGTTCGAATATGGTGAAGGCAGCAACATCGCCGCACTCCACCGAAATGCTGATCGACGACCGCAAGTAATCTTCCCACCTTGCCCACCCCCGTAACAGGGGGTGGGTCATTTGGAGGTTCCCATGCCGAGTAAGTCTGCAAAACAGGCTCGCACGATGGCGGCTGCTGCACATTCGCCCAAGTTTGCTAAGAAGGTCGGTATTCTGGTCAAGGTGGCCAAGGAATTCAACGCGGCTGATAAGGGCACCGGGAAGATCAAACCAAAACGTCGCTAAGTATTCCACATACTTGACACGGAACTGAGGGCATGCTACCATGACCGAACGCAAACACGTATACCAGAATGATGGCGCTATCAAGCGCACCTCGATCTGGGAAGACGACCAGCCAGAAAAGGTCCACATCTACACCGAGCAAGACTTAACGCAGACCCTCGAAAATAATAAAATAATGAGGGAACTCCACCCTAGACGCTCGACCAACAAGCTGGTTGCACGAGGGGTGCCTGTCGCGGTTTACGAGAAATCCATCCTCGAAAACTGGGACGATAATGACTGGAAACGTTGGCTCAACGACCCAGACAATAAGGCATTCCGAGTTTGGTCAGGGCGGGTCTAATGGGAACATTCCTCACCGACAAGTGTCAAGAAATTCGTAACTGGTTGGCGATAGGCGCGGATGTTTATCCAGACGCCATCGTAACTAGCTGGATTCGTATGGCCGAGGAATACCTGTCGACGGCTCTTCGTGTCAAACATATGGTCCAGATCGATACTTCGCTCCTGATTGAAGATCGGGTAGCTCTTCCGCTTGATTGGCAGGAAATTCGGCTAGTGCGACTTCCTTCCGGCGGTGTTTGTCGGTATCAGACCCCGGATGCTTATTTCAATCCTGAGTTCCCTGACGCCCCCGAGGCTGATTACCCTGGACGATATAATCGTTATACTATTTTAGGTAATTATCTTGTGATGGGCGGGGTT